TTTAGGATACAGTCTGGATCTCCAAACTGAACCCCATCAATTTCATCAACTGACGCCAGCAGCCACTGGTCCTTCAGTAACAGCACTTTGAGTAGTTTCTCCAAGGATATCAGCTCCGTTATTGGGTAGGAAAGAAAGATCAACGCCAGATTGCTTCAGTTTCTGTACATAGTTGTACAGAATATCTGGTGATGGTGGCATCGCTGAGATAACACCAGCAGGATTTACACGATGATCTTCATACGGAGTGTATGGATTCCACCTGCGGAAGCGAACACTATAAGTTTCTTCTTCTCCCTCTTTCTGCATCTCTTGGAGAGACAGGACTAGAGGATATAGCAGTTGATAAGCAACAAACTTATCTTCTTCCCTAACCTGTGTAAAATTACACATAACGTCTTCCCCAGTAATCAGTTTGAGGACACGAATATTGTGATCAATGGTATCAGACATAGTAGATCAATTCTTTTCTATAGTATATCAAATCAAAAGGGGACCGTCAAGTCCCCTTCATGTTTATTTAGAACCACTTCTTACGCTTCTGTTTTTCTGGCAGTTCTTTTCTCAGAGAAATAGTTAAGAGTCCGTCAGCGAACTGAACGTCCTCAACTTCTACATCATCTGCCATTTGCCAGTTCTTAGAAAATGTTCTATATGAAATTCCCTTGTGGGAATAATTTCTTTCTTTCTCTTCTGGTGCTTTGCGAGCAGATACAGTCAAGACATTCCGTTCTGTCTCAACTTCAATATCTTCGCCTGAAAATCCAGCAAGAGCAATCTCCAGAGTGGTTCTGCCATCAGATCCGTTAATGATGTTGTAAGGAGGGTAATTTGTTCCACCTCCCGCAAGAGCTTCAAGTCTGCTGAATGTTTCATTGAACCCGATTGAATATGGTGTGTATGTTTCCCAATTGAATGTGACCATTGTCCTTAAAAAGCGACGTGTACATGTGACCCTTTCGGCATCACACATATAATTATATCTCTGAGAACTTTTTTGACAACAAGATAACGTTCTGGTTTTCCGAATTTTCTTTTCGGTTCTCTTGAATGTACCTAAAGGTATGTTCGGTAAACAAGTCAAATCCGATGGAATATCTCAGTTCACCTGTGTCATTTGGTTCAACTCGGTGCTCTAACCAGGAAGGAAATAGTGTGATAGATCCCAATTTGTTAGGGCAACGCCACCAATCAAAATACAAACTAAGACTAGGAAACCAATAGTCTGTAGTAGTTCCAAGATCGGACAGAGAAACGTTTCCACTCAGATAAGTATTCTCATGAAAAGCATGACAATGAGTTTCTAGTTTTTCCCCATCAGTGAGAACTACTGCCCAACCACGAATCCATAATTTATCTTTAGGTAAAGGATTTGCCTTAAGCAATTCCATAAAAGAAAAATAGGACTCGTATATATTGTTTGCCAGATGTTTTATGTGTTCGCTATCCCAATCAAATATATTATACATTGACCACTGCCGTTGATAGGTGGTGTTCAAAGAATTAGCGACATCAGAAGACATCCCAACATCATTATCACTAATTAGATTAGCGACACTCTGTGCTAGAGAATCTTCATATTTGTCTGTATAAATTGGAATGTCAAAGTTTGGAGCAAATCTAGTGTTTGCTTTCCAACTCTTCCACCGATTCATTTTGGGATTTGAATACGGTATCTTAGTTGGGTGATTATCTAATTGATTCATTCTTCAGTAGTTTTTTTCCTACCAATATTATACTTGCTCTCAAGAGTCCACTCTTGTTTTTCTTTGAAAGCAAGGACTTTGATTTGATTGAGTGGTGCCAAGTCTTCAATCTTAGCAGTATCAATTACTTTGATGAGACCCCAGTCAGAAAGTAGTTGTACAATTCTATTTCTACGCTGAAGATCATTCAAAGAGAAGTTTGTTTGCTTTCCATCTAGAGCAAACAACTCTTTAAAGTGAACAATATAATACTTGCCTTGCTTGTGTAGGATATGGCAAGACTGATAGATCTTCTTCTCTTTACGAGATGCCACCCCAATACGTGTTAGAGTTTCTCTCACTTTAAGAAAATCATCTGGTTCACTGAGAACCACTTCTACCATATCAGTTTGCTTCCACTGGATCTCAGTTTCACCGCTCATGTTTTCCACCCTTGCTCAATGCTTTTTTAATATGATCTAACTGATCCTTGGTGAGAACCCTGAGTGCCTGGAGTGCTTTATCGTCATTATAACCATAATACTCTTTGACTACATCAAGATAATCAATAGAATCTTTTTTTGCCCAAGGAGAGAAACGCTTCCTGGGTTTGACACTATTTAGCAAAAAGTCATATTGTAACTTCTTAGGTAGATGCGGGTTCTTGTTCATTTCATTGGCATAAAGCACAGTATCTGTGAAAGAACTAAGACACCTGTTAATAATATAAGCAGGATAACCTCGCTCAGCATCAGCGTCATCATCTAAGATGCTCCTTTTAGATTGGTTGATTGAGTACAGGTAGTCTTTTAGTTGGTACGTCATTCCAGTGTCTAATCACTCCACTAATAATAAAAAGGTTGGTAACCAAGTAAGAAACAAAAATAAGGGTGCGTATGCCAGCAACAA